GGAGAGGATCTGCCAGAGGGCGATACGCCTGACGTTACACCCATTATTCAGTCATTGGAGCAAGCAAAAAATGTTAGCGAACTACAAAACAACTTCAAAACAGCCTATGAAGCCCTACGAAATTTGCCACCTGCACTCAAGCTGGCTATCGAAGCAAAAAACAAGCGAAAGTCCGAACTGGCTGCTTGACGGCCTATGTTTTACAGGATGTATAACAATGCTTTACCTAATACTGGTGATGCTATAACAGTTGCCATTTCATTATGAAATTTATTATTGAGGAGATTGTTTTATGAAAGCAACAAACGAAGAAACAAAAAAACTTATCAACGAACTTGGCGGGCCAGCTTTTGTTAGTAGGCAATTAAATGTAACACCACAAGCTGTGAGTTTATGGTCGTGCAAAGTAGGAATTCCTGCCGAACGCATTTCAGGTTTAATAAAAATAGGAATGGCAAGAGGAATTAAAATTGATTTGGAAAAAATTAGACCAGATATTGATTGGCGGTTAATTGCCGCATCAGTATTTTCTAAGAGCAAGAAAAATGGAGAAGCTCATGTATGAGAGCGACCATGTGGTTACGATACTTAGGTGTGGCACTCAGTTACAGCGTGAAATGGCTAAAACATTCGACCCGGATCGAGACGCCATCGTTGCGCTATGTCAGGAGGTCCAGAACGCGAGCAACGGACTTTACAAGTGGGCACGAGGAATACAGGAGGACGACAATGGGCAGACTTGAAGATCCAAACTTCCGCTACATCCCCAAAGCGGAGTCGGAGAAGCCGGGGTACTTGGAAAAAAGAATGAAGGTTTACAGGGAGTTGGTTCGTGCAGAAAGTGAAAGACTACATCCTGAACCGCAAAAGGCCGGTGACGGTAGAGGAGTTGACCAAAAGGTTCCTAGTAAGCCAAACAACGGTCTACAAGGTCATAAACTCGCTGTTATCAGAGGGAAGGCTTAAACGTGTTAGAAGAGGCGGCAAAACCTATTTTCAACCCAACCCTGAGGGAAATCGACCAAGCAGCGTCCAAGGCTCTGGGGGAAAGTCATTGTTTCTCGTGCAACTCGTGGAAGCGGTCAGAACTCGGCAAGCGGGTGAAAAGGGGTAAAACTACACAATGGAGGTGTTTTACTTGTTTGAAGAAATTGCGGTTCTAGTATTTATTATTGGCTGGTCCTGCGGGGCTTATAAACTATGGAGGATGAATGAAAACGACTGACCGGATATTTGAACTTGTGGCGGCAAGCGGACCTGTAACCCTTGCCGAGATCCAAAAGAACCTAGAGCTGGCTGCCGGCATAGTTTCTGGCTCGCTTGCCAGCCTCTGCCGGTCCAAAAGACTCCTGCGCGAAAAGCGTGAGGTCTCCAACGGAAACGGTCCAAAAATGCGTTGGGTCTACTGGGTAAAAAAAGATTGAAAAAGGTGTTGCATTTTTGCAACTTTTGGGGTACATTTTTCCTCGGATACATGCGTCCTCCTCACGCTATATCCTTCAAGCCCCTCTCAGACCCCCTTGCTCACAAGGCTTGGGGGTCTCCTTTTTTGGAGAACGACTATGTACGGTAAGAAGAAAAAGCCTACCCCCGGTAAATACGGCCCCAAGAAATGAAGTCCCCCGTCATTATGATTGGGCTGCTTGGCAAGCCTAAGAACGGCAAGAAAGCCGAAGGCGGTCTTTTGGAGCCTGAGATGGAAATGCCTGAAGCCATGATGGACAAGGAAACCAACGCCCAGAATAAGGCCAACGCGGTGATGAAAGCCGCCTACGGTCCTGCTACCGGCGCTCAGAAATGCGGTTCTTGCGAGTATTTCAACACGGAATACCCGACTCTGGCTAAAGGCCAAGGCTTCTGCGAGCTCTGGGAATTTACCTGTTCCGACAAGAATGTCTGCGCCGCCTACGAGTTCAATGAGGACTTGAAAGAAGAGTCCGAAGAGGAAGAAGATTAAATGTGGATTCCCGTCCTATTTGCTTGTCTCGTAGGAGGGGAATGTAAGTTTTACGCAGATCCGGTAATGGCTGAGTTCCGAGCCTGCCAAGCCCATGTAGACGCCCACCTAGCGGCAGCGGAAAAGGCAGCTCACATAAAAGCCGCCACCGGGGCCTGCATCCCTGTAAGATTTGAGGGTGGTAAAGTTATATAGCCGTACACACATTGTCCACAAGGAGCAACCATGCCATTCAAATCCAAGCAGCAGGCTAAACTTATGTTTGCCGCCGCAGCCAATCCTAAGGTCGCCAAGGCCACCGGGGTTCCGCAGTCCGTGGCTAAAAAGATGGTCAAAGAGGGTCAATCTAGCCTGAAGAAACTGCCCAAACGGGTGAAGAAATGAAAGACGTCTGGGAGAAAGCCCGCCCAAAAAAGCTGGGTAAACCTAAAGAACTGTCCAAGAACCAGAAGGCTGCTGCCAAGCGGTTCGCCAAATCAACCGGGACCAAGTACCCGTCCCTAATCGCCAATATGCGTGGCGCACAGGCCAAGAAATAATGCCTCGCACCATCAGACAAGCAGCGGAGGCTTTTGCTAAATATGATGCTCGCACTACTAAGAAAATGGCTGAACACAATCGCGAGGGTGGTAGTGTTCGCCAGCCCGTCCGGTCAGTTGCGGGTGCGTCAAGAGGCGATCAGTACGACCGAGCCAAGTTCATCTACCGAAAAGCAGCCCAAGCACTCTCTGCTGGACACCCTCTCACAGACAAGAGCGGAGCGCCTACGCCCGCCGCCATGCAATTCAAGCGATGGGGAGCCAAAACTCCAAAAACAACAGCGGACCTCCAAGCCCTCAAAAGCCTCGGGGAAAGGCTCAAAGCCCGCTACAAACCCAAATAATGCACGCAAGCGCACTACAAAGCGTTGACGAGTTTTATAAGACCTATCCACAGGATTCAGCCCGAGTCGTAGAAATCGGGTCGCAGATCGTAAACGGCTCGATCCGAGAAGTCTGCCCCAAGCATTACACTTACACAGGCCTAGATTACACACCAAGCAACGGTGTAGACATTGTTTTACAAGACGAATACACGTTTCCGCTGGAGACGGCAAGTACAGATATCGTAGTTACAAGTTCCTGCTTCGAGCACGCAGAAATGTTCTGGCTGACATTCTTAGAGGGTATGAGGATTCTAAGATCCGGCGGGTTGTTTTACATAAACGCCCCGTCTAAAGGCGACTACCACGCCCACCCACAGGATTGTTGGAGGTTTTACCCAGATGCGGCCAAAGCCTTACAAAAGTGGTCAGCGCGTAACAATATGCCCTGCGAAATTCTCTACACTAAGACTTTAGAGGGTAACTGGGGAGACTTCATTGTCGTCTATCAGAAGGCTTAATCTAGGCTCAGGAAAAGACTGGCACAGGGATGCAATCAACGCCGACATCCAGCCGGAGAAAAACCCCGACTGGCTGCTAGATATTACAAAGGTCCCGTGGGGAACTACGATCAAGAACCGCCACGGCGAGTTCCTAGTAGAACACGGGATGTTCGAGACCATCATTGCTAACGATGTCTTGGAACATATCCCAGACCTAGTAACCGCGATGACTAACTGCCGGGACTTGTTACACGAAGATGGCGAGTTCCACATCCATGTACCCTACGATCTATCCTACGGTGCGTGGCAGGACCCAACCCATGTCCGAGCGTTTAATGAGCGGTCATGGCTGTATTACACAGACTGGCATTGGTACTTGAACTGGAAAGAAAGGTTTTACCTTCAAAGCCTCGAGTACGAGATCTCTGAACTCGGCCAAGAGGTGATGAAGTCCGAAGGCTTACAGGCAGAGCAGCTTGTGGCTGTCCCTCGTGCAATAGACGCAATGAGAGTCATTCTCACTAAGAAACCATGAAAAAACTCTGGAACGACCTATGTTGGAATGTCCGCTACTACTGGGACAGACTTTGTAAGAAGATAAAGTCTCTGTAACCATGACTCCGCTTGGAAGCGCATTTGGACGATTTGACGCCCTAAAGCGTCGGCTGATCGACACTATCCAAAATCCGTCCCTAGCCGCCCAACAGACTTTGGGCAACATCGCCCAGTCAGCCCAAGAAGCTCAAGCATTACAAAACCAAGCCTTTGCCGACCCAAGAAGGCCGACAAGGGTCACGGACGAGGCAGCACTTGCCCGCCTGACAGACATGATTATGGGTGGGCCGCTGGGGTTCGCCCCCGCCGGAACCATTGGCCCAAGAATTACAAAATTTGCTGATGTTCAATACGACCCGCGATTTGACCCGCGTGTAAAAGAACAATCAAAAATTAAAGAAATGACTACAAAAGTAGAACCAACGGCAAATATAGATGCGCCCACGGTTCCGCTTACACAATTCGAGGGATACCCATTTGTCACTAGTATGTCTGACAGAACCGCGGCAGGTGGGTTGTTAACATCAATCAATGATGTAAATTTAAAACGCCCAGTTGCGTTGCCCGGTGGCCAAGATTTTATGTTTGCTAACCCAGATATGGTTTGGGCATCTGCAAGCGGCCCCGTTAAACAAATTATGAATTATTCGCAGGGTTTGCGGGACGCCACAGGAAAAGACCCGCTTTTTATACCTTGGCGTATGGCTCCGTCTGGTGGAGACTTTGCAAAATTTACAGGCGAGACAATGTTGTCTTATGCGGAAAGTGCTTTGCCAAAAGCAACGAAAAAACAAATTGACAAAGAAATTAAAAAAATTGTTGACGATTGGAAAGGTGTAGATTCACCAGAAAGTATTGCTCAATATCAGGCATTGCCTGACGCAAAACGCAAAAAGATTAAACAAACCTTAGATGTAAATTTTAGAGAAATGGGTGGTCTTGGAATTGGGCAAGCGAGATTAGCGGTCACAGATCCAAAACAGTTTGCCGGGTCGGATGCTCAAATAATGAACATTGGAAGGGTGTTTGCTAACCGGCCAATTATTGAATCCTCGGGACACGCCTCATACCCCAAGGGGGTTCCCGGAGAAGGTGTTGGTAGAGTTGATCGAGACATCAACATTTTTCAATTATTGCCAAAGGTCGTGCAAGATCGCGGAATCCCATCAGCGACAACCCCAAGACAAACAGATATTCGAGCCTTACAAATGAAGCCCTACGGAGGAATTTTGGACGAGGAAACGCTTAGGCTATTGGGCTACTAAACAAGTATTTTGGATCAAATTGATCCGCAAGTTTTTGGCTAAACCGCTGACTTAAAAATTGTTTTACCTGTTCGGTTGTTACAGTATCAATGCAAGACCCCATGCAAAATGCCTCGTGATATGACAGGGCGTCAAACATTGCTTTGGGCATCTTTACATCAGTATTTACAATTGGCGACATAAAACCTCCTCAAGTTTGTAAGATTTTATCACTTGTGTAAGAATTCAACTGTTGTATAATTACCACACTTATCCCGAACAACCACTAAGGATTCGGACATGGAAGAACCTAAAGTAGGCGAGATTACGCAGAACCGCGGCAACGCTGGCATGGGAAGGCCCAAGGGCAGCCCTAATAAGGCCACAGCAGCCGTCAGAGAGGCTATCGCTAGGATGGCTGAGGACAACGCTCCGAAGTTCCTAGAGTGGATGGATCAGGTCGCCAAGACCAATCCTGAGAAGGCGTGCGACATCTACCTGAAGGCGATTGAGTACCACATCCCCAAACTGGCTCGGACTGAGGTCACGGGCGCTGAGAATGGACCGCTGACCATAAAGGTGGTCACGGGTATATGACCGAAGTAGTAGTAGAAACCGGATACGCCCCAAGGGTAGAGCAACGCAAGATCCACGATGCGGTGGCCGAGAACCGCTTTGTAGTCGTGGTGGCTCATCGCAGGATGGGCAAGACAGTCGCGGCTCTGAACCAGCTTATCCACTCCGCGCTAGAGTGTGAGAAGGAAGCGCCAAGGTTTGCTTATATCGCCCCGACATACGGGCAGGCAAAGCGAGTGGCGTGGGATTACCTAGTCAAGTTTACAGAACCGCTAAGTCCTACTGCTAACATCTCGGAACTGAAGGTCGATTTCTATGGCAGACGAATCCAACTATACGGGTCGGATAACCCTGACAGTCTTAGGGGCCAGTATTTTGATGGCGTTATTCTGGATGAGATCGGTGATCAAAACCCGAAGATATGGAATGAGATTGTTCGGCCTGCTCTTGCTGACCGTCTTGGCTGGGCGCTGTTTCTAGGAAC